TGGCCTTGTCGTTCGTCGAGACCTCGCTCGCCTTCGGTGCGGTGACGACGGGAGCCGGGTCCTCTGCGAGGATCTCGTTTCCGATCGCCAGTCGCATCACCGCCAGCACCTCGGCCACGACCGCATCGATGCCCTTGTTGGTGAAGGGCACCTTGTCGCTTCGGGCCAGGAGACCGAAAACGTACTCCTGCAGTCGCGCTCTGATGAAGTCGATGCCACGCACCACATCGATGAACTCACCACTCGCGGTAACGCCTTCCTGCGTCATCGAGATCCCGGAAATCCGGACGTACATGTTGCAGCTCTTGTCCCGGATCGCCTGTTCCTCGGTCGCGGTGAAATCGACGTAGTCCACCGCTCGCAGCGTCATGAACTTCCACGTGATCGAGCCCGGGTCGAGCGGAAGACAGCGACCGGCCCACGCTGCACCCGGGAACTGGGAATTCGCTTTCGGATGGTACATGAGCGCGGTTCGCCCGTACCCGGCCGTCTGGAGGTCCGACGCCACGTCCGTCGATACGGCGGGGTTGTAGATGTCGGAATCCGGACTGGACGTGATGAGCATCTTGTACAGCGTCTCGATGTACGCTGCCGCTGCCTTGATGACGGGCTCGCCATGATTGGTGAGGTGGCACGTGTACCACTCGTCGTTTTCGACCTGGACCGCCGCGATGTCGGCCGCTATCCCGTTGGGCGAGCCATCGGTCGTGTCGTCCTTCATCTGGATTAACGTCCGATTCTCGGCATAGATCGGCACGTTGTTCGCCGCTGCCGCAGCGGTCACGTCGAGATCGGTGCTGTTGTCCGTGGTCGTGATGCCCGAAATCGCCAGGGTATCGATCGCCGTCTTGAGCCCAGCGGTGATCTCGGCCACGGTCGCGGTCGCATCGGAGGTATAACTCGCCGTTTGTCCATCGATGACAACGACGTACTGGGTCGAGTTCCTCGCGATCGGAGTGAGGGTCACCGCCATGCCTTGGGTATTTTCCTCTCTCCCCACGACCACGCGTGACGGCTTCGGGTTCTGCGAGAGCAGCGCTCCCACAGCCAACACCGCCAGGTCGTTCGCGGCAAAGCCGTCGCTGATCATGTCAGCTGTGGCAGTGTAGCTCCGTGCTCTTTCCGGCCATACCGTGTGATAGGCCATGACCAGCGGGATTCCGAAACCGACCCTGCTCGGAGCCGCTGTTTGAGCGGTGATGGTTACTTGGACAATGTCATCGAGACTCATCGTCTTCTCCTTTTTTAGACGTCTCCGAACACCTGATCGATTCCGATCTCCGGATTCGATGTTACGTGCGTTTTTGCGATGTAGCCGGTGTACTCATCGAGCGAGAGCGCTGCGTTAAAGGTAGCGTCAAAACCCGCACGAGAGACGTTTCCGTCATTGACTACCGCGCTGATGTTTGTCACCGGACTGACCCTCTGAATCGCGACGTTCGCTGCACTCAACAGCGCTCGCACCGAGGGTAAGTATAGCCTGCTCTGTGCCCTTGCAGCAAGCGTCCTGGCATAAACCGTCGGATTCCTGCTGTCGGGTATGTTAACGTGCACCTGACACGAGACCGTCAGAGTACACGGAACGCGGACGTTCTGTTTGACCTCTTGTCCTGCTGGTCGCCCGAGATCGGTTTCGGTTCGCTCTTCAAAAGGACCGGCAGGAACCGGACCGGCGATGATGTTCAAGGTTCCGTACGGGTAATCGGGTCGAGGTGCCGACTGATTCACCCAAATCGCCTCTGCCTCGATCGACTCCGAAAACCACGTCCACACCGCGTCCTCGAAGCTCTCAAAATCGATCGGGTTCGCGAGGGTCATGGTCGCTCTCTCCTCACCGCGATGGTCTTGAAAAAAGCCTCCCAGTTCGCCACGCTTTCGACCTCGAACTCACGGCCATCGAACACGACGACATCGGGTTCCCTCTTGTCGTCAACGTCCACAGGGAACAGCTCTGTCTCGGAGTAGAGCTTCAGCGCCTCTTGCACATGGCGCGAATCCTCCAGTCGCAGTACCTCCTCCGGTCGGAGTGGCTGGACCACGGCTTTGACCTTGAGGGCCTTCTGATTCTGCGTCTGCCATCGGCCTTTTACATAGGGACCACGCCCAGGTCGTCGAATCTCGATCTCGACGTACAGACCCGCGAAGGCTCTAGCAAAACAGCAGTCCACTATGAGCCCTCCTTCAACTGGCCGATCTTTTCGACCCGGGTCGAAAACGAGTTCCAGTATTGGCCGGTGTCAAGGAGCGGAGGACCTTCGCCACGACCGGACGCGATAGTCGCCTCGGAAAGCCCGGGTTCCAGGCCCTCCTTGATCTTCCGCTGGATCGCTACTCGTAGCACCTCGCCAGTGAGCAACAGCTCACCTTCGGGGTCCTTCCCTGAAAAGACATCGAGGGCCGCTTGCTTGAGGCCCCTTTCCAGCTCCTTTTCTTTCTCAGCGATGGTAGTTCGAAAGTGGGACCGCTCGGGTATGCGCTTGTCCTTCGTGCCGTACTCGTGTATCGCCCCTAGTTCTGCGTTCGTGATTCCACCGTGATCCGCCGCTGCTTCATCGCCCTGGATACCGACAAGCGCTGCAGTCCCTCCACCCTGACCCACCTTGCCCATCTGCTTGAGGATCTTCGCGAGGCCCTTGTCCACGACTTTGACGTTGGGTGGCATCAGCTCCTCGATCGGGTCAGCTCGTTGTAGTCTTCCGGCCCGTCAGGGTAGCCACCCGGCATGTCGTTCATCCCACGAGAGAAACTTGGCTGAACCGCGTCCTCGTCCTCCGCGAGGCTGTCTTTCTCGTCGATGGAGAGTCCACCGAAAGAGGGCAGCGCAAGAGGCACGTTCTTCGTGATCCCGTTGGGGTCCAGCTCATCGGCCCTTTCTGCGAACGCCTTGGCCAGATCGGAGCAGTTGACCGAGACATCCCCGATCTTTTTGGTTACCTGTCGTGAGAAGCGAGCTGCGAGGGCACGAAGGCAGTAGGCAGCGGCTAGCTCGTTGGTGGTCTGCTCCGAGATGACGAAATCGACTTCAGCGTCCTGGAGGAGCGGATCTGCCTCGCAGGTGTCACCGACCAGGAACCGGACCGCGTCCCGGTCACTGTTGGCCGGGTCTCCGGTGTAGTTCCAGGCCACGGCTCAGCCCTCCTCGGGGCGCTTCTTGCAGATGTGCCGCTCCAGCCTCATGAAGTCCTTGCCGCACCAGGGACAGGCCCCCGGGCCGGATAGGTGCTCCGTGGTCTCTCCCTTGGCCTCCGTTGCCTCCTCGGGTGGAACCGGGGCCTTGGATACCCCCTCGCTCTCCTGGCCACGGGAGATGCTCTCCCGGGCCTCGGGCGAGGTCGGAGTCTGGGCAGCTCTCGTAGCGGTCATGGTCGGGCTCTTTTTGGAGCTGACCGGCTCGGTGCCCCTGGCGACATGGCGAATGAACCCCTGTCTCTCCCAGGACTTCCGATTCGGCCAGTATTCGGCCTCCGGGATGGGATCGCCGGGTTCGACCCAGACGTATTCCCCGTCCCGCTTTACGCGTTGTCTCTTACCGGCGATCCATCCCATCGGTCTCTCCTTCCGTCCGCGACTACGAGATGCAGCCGTCGAAGAACACGCCGAGATCCGACCCGACGAGCTTCATGTCGTAGGCCATCTCGCCCTCGATCCGATCGCACGACTTGAGGTCCACCCTCAGTCGCTTGATCCGGTTGCCCATGGCGCTCGCGCCCAGGTAGCCGGTCCAGCTGAAGATGTACCCTGCGGAGGGCTTCATCAGCGAGGGCCGGGGCTGTGCGTAGTAGAGGGCCGCGTCCGAGGTGAAGACGTACTGCATGGCGCGAGTCGCTCCCTCTTTCGCGGTGTTCTCGACTGCCGCTGCGGTGAGGACCTTCTCGATCCCGAGGACCGCCGCGAGCAGCTCGGTCGTGACGATCTTGCGCTGCGTGATCGCGATGCGGTCGAGGAAATCGGCGTTGTCCTGGAGCGCGACCCATACGTCCTCGGCCAGGACCAGGACGTTGGGGTAGAAACCGGTCTTGATCTTCATCGCGGACATCTGCTCGCGGATGTCCTTGATCGGGGTCGAGCCGCTGGCATCCCACAGGGTGCTCGGCGTGATGTCGCCACCGGTATCGGACCCGGTCCAGATCCCGGTCGTGAAGTAGTTCGCGGCCCAGTCCTTTTCCTTCCGAAGGGCGAGGCCCCTGGTCACGAACTCGGTAGCGTCGGAGTCCATGTTGATCGGAGCATCGGCATTCGCACGGATCTGATCGTCGATGTCCTTGTGCAGGGCGTAGACATCGCAGAAGTAGTTCGGGGTGTTGTCCACCTCGAAGCCGGAACCGGCCGACTCCTGCGCGACACCGCGTTTCTGGGCGTCCGTGCGGAACCACTGGTCGCGCGGATACTCGAAGTAGCGATCGCTCTGCTTCTGCACCGGGACATTCGGGAAGACCTTGTCCGCGATGAACTCGTTGAGGTCCTGCAGGTAGGCGACGCTGATATTGGTCAGCGGTCGATTGACATGGACATCGCCTGCTGTTGGCTGAGGCATCGTGCTCTCCTTTCCTTACGGCGCTACGCCGGTCGTGTCCAGGGAGACAGCGATGAGATCGCCATCGGCCCCAGCCGCTTCGAGCGCTCGACCCGCAGCGTGTTTGCCTGTGGTTGCGGTGATGGCCTTGCCGGTCGTGCTCGACATGACGAGGGCACCCTTGGTGACGGCGGCACCCGCCATGACCTTGGACACGCCACGCGAGGCCACGCTTGCGGCTTTGTCGGCCGCATCCGGTTTGTTCTGGAGGACGCCGTCGACGATGGCACCCTCCGTGGTGTTCAGGGCCGCTCCGCTCGCGCCGATGGCCATGAACTTGAACTGATGCGCCGAGAGGTCGCCTGAGGCCACCACTCCCGGGATCACATCGAGATTTCCTTCGTATGCCACTGTTCCTCTCCTTTTCTTCAGCGGTTACTCCCGCTGCTCGTTTCCGATCCGAGAGCGGCTAGCCCTGCGCGCTCTCCTTGATGTAAGCGTCGTAGAGATCGGGCCTCCGCTCCAGCACCTTGGCGATAGCCTTCTCTTTCGTGATGTCGAGATCGCCGCTCTTCTCGATCAGCGCATCGGCCATCTCCTCGATCTTGGCCATGGCCGACCCGGTCGCATCCTGGCCCCGACCGCCAGCGGACTTGAAGACCTCGGACTGCTTGAGCGCATCGGACGCGGCCTTCATCTGCTCGAACTGCGCATCGGCCAGCTTGGGGTCGACCTTCGCGAGCGCGTGCAGGGACTTCGCCAACTCCTCGTAGGACTTGCCCGGGAAGTGGGTCAGCTCCTTTTCGGCCTTCGCGACCCACCCGGCCAGATCGGACTTCTCCTTCTGGTCTTCGAGCGCCTTGGTGATCGTGTCGACCTGCTCCTTGAGAGCGCGGTTCTCGGCCTCGCTGTCGTCGAGTCTCTTCTGGATCGCCTCGGGGAGACCCTTCTCGATCGGCTCGCCCTCACCGTCCTTTTTGACCTTGGCCATCGTGCAGCCCTCCTCGTCTTCTTTCTGCCCCATCTTCGGGCCAGGGTATCCCGCCGCTGCCGCGAGCGCGTCCATGGCGCTTTTCGGCATCTCATCCTTGAAACCGCTCAAGATCCGCAGCGCGGCCTTGATTGCGTTCTTGCCCTTCTCGGACATCTGCGCCTTGTCGATCTTCTCGACCGTCTCGATCAACCCGGCCTCCTCGTCCAGCTCGGTTTCGAGGATGCTCTTCAGAACCTCATCGAAGTTGTCCATTTCTTGCTCCTGTTTCCAGACAGGGAAGCGCTTCTTACGATTCGCTCCCGCTTTTACGAGCGACACCTCAAAAGGATGGAAGTCCTCCAGCGATGTCAGCGGTTTTTTTGTGCTCATGACGCACCCGGTTTCTCGACTATGTCGATGAAAGTCACCTTGGGCATCTCACCCTCAGTGATCGAACGACGGGCACCCACGCCACCAGGAGAGAAGGCATTCAGCTTTCCGGCCTTGTACAACTTCCACTCCTCCTGTCCCAACTCGACGCCCATTACCCAAGCTCCCGAGTGCAGGACATCATCCCCAAACTGGCGACGATAGACGCGATGGGGCTGGCCAGCGAGAGCGGAAAGATAGTCTTGCCGAGAAGGGTACTGCTCGACCCAGCTCTCGACCAGCTGTGCATCCGCTTTTTTGCTGTGCTGTAGCCCGATGACCCGGCTCCTCTTGGCGAACTCGTGAGCCGTCTTTTCGATTTCCCCTGGCGGGTTCCAGTCGTTGTGCGCATCGGCCTCGGGTCCCGACTTCCCGTAAGGATCGAGCACGACTCCGTAAACGATGCGCTTCTCCTCATCAGCTTTCCTTATCCGGACCGGCCCTCCCTTTTCGATTCGACCGGTGCGAACGTCAATGAACCGGGGCTTTTCGCCCGGTACTCCCCAAACCAAAGTGCGTTGATTCTTGCGTTTCAGCTCGCTCAAGACATCAGCGAGGTCGCGTCTCTTCGCCATCGGCGTCTGGTTTTCTGGCTTGTCTATCAGCCACCGACGCTGACCGGCGACAGGCGCTAACATCAACAAGTATACACCCTTGAGGTGCTGACCGTCAAGACGGATTTCTACCATGTGCTGACGGGCTACTCCCAACTCATAGGTCCCTTGGTCGCGTTCGAAGAACTTACTGTACTTTTCAGTCGTGGCCCCCACCTCACCAGGAGGCGAGACGTACGGCTTGCCGACTCCGACCTTGAGCCATTCCTCGGGCTGGCCGAGTTTCGGAGTTACCTCGATGTTGTCGTCTTTCTTCCAGTCGATGAGCTTGTCGAGGTTCGGACCCCGGTTATCCTCGGTTCGACCCAAAAACACAGTGAAGCCCCAAAGCCCATCCTCGCCCTCGAAACGCAGGTCACCGTGTACGGAGTGATCGCTGTTCTTCATCAGATCCGGATCGCTGAGCCCGATCTCATCTTCGGAGAGCCCTCGCCAGTGATGTTGGTATACGAACTTCCCTTTTCCAGAGCGAGGGAGCAGCTTTTCCCAACTCGACTCCCAGTTCTGTTTTGCACGAGTAGAACGCGTCCCTCCTTCTGCAGTAGGAGAGGAGATCGCTTTCGGGACTTTCTGGACAAGGCCCATCGCGTCCTTGATCCGGGGCTGAAGTCGCTTCATCTTCCGGCCCACCTCACCCGAATCTCCGAACCGACGCACAGCGGATGGGTGAGGGAGAGTCAAATCGGCCCTCTTGTCAAGAGCCTTTTCTGCCGTTTTGCCCAGCGCGACCACGATCGAAGGCTGGAGCCGGTCCAGCTCTTCGTCCACCCACTCTTTCCACTCTGCGATCTCTTCCGCATCGGGCTCACGGGAGCGGCCCTCATCATCGAGCAGCAGCTCCGGGACGACGTTCATCAGGACGACCTGTGCGCGACGAAGGCCAAAGGGCTCAAGGTAGACATCACGAAAAGTCGCTCCATCGGCACCCACGATGGGCTCCTGTCTAGCAACGTCCACTGGCCCGGGGCTCGCACCCACAAAGGCGATCGGTGCTTTTTCCGGTCCGACCGTGTTCAGCTCGATCGGACGTCTGGTCTTTACTACGTTGGGTGGGTAATACTCGATCACCTTACCCGAATCATCGGCCTCTTTCGTCTGAAGGACCAACTGTGCAGCTGCCCGCTTGACGACAGTATCGACGGTGTCGGGTTTGCCCTCGTAGTCACCCAGGACGCGAGGTGCCCAGGCTCCGATGCTCACTCCCCGAGGCGATCGGACCTTGTTTACGGTCTCAGCCTCAATGAAGATGGGCTCTCCTTTCTGATACCGTCGCGCTGTGCTGAAGGTCAAACCGACCGGGATCAGCTTCTCGCCGTCTGTATAATGCTCGGCCTTCTCTTTTCCAGGAGCGATACCAAACTCGTAGACCCAAGCTCCACCCTTCACGCGCTTGGAGTCGATGACTACGCCCTTAATCGTCGTGGCGTTGTGGAACTTGACCCATAGGTCCTCGGTCACGAGGGCGAGCGGATAACGTGACTCGATCTGCTTGGCCACGATACCCTCAGAACCAGGCAAACGTCGGATGCGCTCCGTCGCCTTTTTCAGCTCAGCCACGGTCTTGACCTCCAGCCCCGGGGCGATATTCACGCGCTCACTGGCTTTCGGCTTTTCCATGGTACCGGCATCACCCAGCTGCTTGAGACACTCCAGCCGAAAGCGCAGCGGTCGTTGGTGGATGTCGTCTCCTTTCCAGAACAGGACATCGAAGACGTTCGCCACGAGGTCGGAGTCATCGGGTTCGTCCTTCGTGGCGAGGTACGCGGACACTGCCTCGCGAGGGAGGTGCTGTCCATCCTTCCATCGCTCGATCTCGGCATCCAGCACGAGCCGGTGCGGCCCCAGCTGTTTGATCGCTGCCACGACACCAGGGAGACGGTCGGTGTTGTCGTCTCCGTCCTCACTGTAGATCGTGACCTCGTTATTGTTCTTGTGGATCTGATGCCGTACTCCGTCGTACTTCTTCTGTACCCAGGCAGGGAGCCACTTATCCCGCCGCTCCTCGTACAGCTCCAGGAGCCGGTCCACTGTCTGGGGCTCCTCCTCGAAGGCAGGACGTGTCGGTTTCGGTTGGTAGAAGAACTCGCCCAGGGTGAGTTTGTCCTCGCGCTTCGCTCTCTCTGCTTGGGCTCGCTGCTCAGCCGACGCTGCCCTCGCCTTGATGACGCGCTGCTTATCCTTGTATTCGGGGGGTTCGGGCTCGATCTTGACGACATGTGGCTCTCGTCGACGAAGGACGAGATCATAGACGGGTATGTAGTCTGTGAAGCTACCTTGCGGAGAGCCTAGCATCTGCATCTGTGGACCCCGCTTATTCGGCGTCAAGAAGCGACGGAGAGCGGTCCACATACAAGAACCGTCGAGCATGTAGCTACTTTGCGGTGCGTCATAGAAGGCGCGGACTACGACATCGATGTCATTGGGTCTCTCGGTCACTGCGGCAGACCCGGCCACGTTGACGAAGTCCCGCACCAAAAGGATCTCGTCCGGTGCCTTGTCCAGACGCCGACCTATGAACTCGGGCAGCGGACCTCGCTCTCCTCTGACGCTCTTGCCACGGGCCTTCTTCACTGCCTCCAGTTCAGCAATCGCAGCGACCAGCGGAGACGCGGACACCTTACTACCTCTCCGCTCGATCTCTGCCTTGACCCATAGTGCAGCATTTACGATGTCCTCGACCGCTTCTTTTCGCCTCTTTGCTGAAGAGTACCACTGATGGAGACGAAGCCACACTGCTCGTAGCTCAGTGTCGGTCGTGTCCTTGATCTTGTTCGGCCGGATCTCGGTAAGGGCCAGCTTTTCAATCGTCGAAGGCAACTCTACTCGATGCGCCGCTCGACCTCCAGCCCTCGACCGTGCAGATGCGACGAGCTTTTTGTACAGCCAGTCGGGGAGGTACTGTTTCGTCTCTCTCAGCGCCTCCTCTAGATACTCTCTCGTGTAGGCCATTCGATCGCCTCCTATGCTCTCTCCAACGACTCGCTACATCGACACTGAGGATGAGCGGGTGGACCCGGGACCTCTCCGATGTAGTTACTTTGATAAACGCCGTCGACAGGAGCAGTCGTCCCATCGAGGTCTAGGCAGATGTCACAGGGTCGATTGGGGTCAGGGCTCGGTGCGGGAGCCAGCCATCGCCGCTGCACTTTCGGTAGCTTTCCCGCTTCTTGAGCGACACGCCACGCGTCTTTTCTTCCCTGTGCTTGAGCGG